GCAGTGAATGCAATAGTTGATGGGTCTGGAGCAACGTATATAGCCATGCTCTTCGCCAGCGTTGACGGCATCAGCAAGGTTGGTTATTACAGTGGTAGTAATAGTTCTCAAACAATTTCGACAGGATTCGCCCCTAGATTCCTTGTAATGAAAAAGGTCGATACAACACAAGGTTGGGTCGTATTAGACACAGTTCGTGGATGGGGTTCTGGAGGTGATGAAAGACTTGAATTTCATAATACTAGTGCTCAAAATGACAATATTGATTTTGGTGCTCCTACCTCTAGTGGCTTTACATTGGAAGGTAATGTTGAAAAATCAAATCAGTCGGGAGGTTCGTATATCTACTACGCCCACGCCTAAATGGAAATACCATCCATAAACTTAGGTAGAGGTAAGCTACCAGAAGCTCTTGATATGCCTAGCATACCTCTAAAGCAACCAACCGCTGAGATGCCAATATTCCCACCCATTGTCATCCCTCCTAGTAACTTGGAAGCTCCAGCTGGAGTAGAATTAGAAGAAGCTCCTAGTGAAGATGAAGAAACAGCACAGATTGAACAACCTACCCTACGTGTACCAGTTATAAAAATAGATCTACCTTTACCGACTGCTGAAGTCGTAGCTACTGCTACCTATGCAGCTGTTGCAGCTGTAGCCACTACCACCTTAGCTACTCCTTTCTTTGACAAGATTAAAAAACAAGTACAGAAATTCCTACAGAAAAAAGTAGATAAATGGAAGGAAAACCGCCAGAAAAAAAAGGAGTCCTTGGAAAGCTGAAAGATGCTGTAGAGGATAAAGAACATCAAATAGAAGTACTTGGAACATTCGTGCGACTTGGAGTTGTCGTTTGGTCTGGGTTCATAATTACAATGAATTACGTGGAGTTACCAATGATTAAAAAAGCAGGTAACTCAGATATCACGTTCGTTGCGTCGGTCTTTACGGGAGCCCTTGCAACTTTCGGCTTAACCACTGGTAATAAGAACGGTGGTAATAATAACAAACCCGTAAATTGTCCTATGGTTAAGAAAAAGGAAGAATGAAGAAATGGCTTTTACTCTTCCTACTGGCATCACCCACGGTAGCTAGAGCTGAATTAGTTCAACCCAACTTCACCCAAGGGTCTATGAACAGTACAACAACCACAACAGTCGATATCGAAGAAGAGATCGTAACAACCACCTATGGAGCAGCGTTACAGAAATGGTCGGGAGACAATATAACTCATACATCAGCAAGCTCTGGAGGAATAGCAGATTCAGATTCAGTCTTCAACATGACAACAGCTGGCTCAGATTTCACTCTAGAAATAGTAACGAGAGCAGCCAGTCAGATCATAGAGAAAACAGAGATAGATCGAACTATCGAACAGGAATCTACTACTGTCTCCTTATCAGTCTTCTCTCAATAGCACCAGCTAAAGCATCAGATCCAGAGGTCAATAATACCTCTAATCCCGTTGCTGCAGCGACTGGAAATGTGACGAACCAAGCTGTCCAATTTCAGAATAATGGAGCACCAAGTAGACAACACTATGGATCTGGTGTCAGTTGCAATGGAGCAACTATGACATTCAGTCCCTTCTACATGGGGAATCATACGGTTCCCTATGATGATGTGATGAGTCAGAGAAGCTACACGATAGCTGAAAACTGGGGAGGTCAAATCAACTTCATGTTCCCCTTGGACCGTAGAGGTTTAGAACAATGTAGACGTATAGCCAAACGGCAAGAAGAAAAGATGAGGCTTGATTATGAGCTTGTACGTGTACTGAAATGTTCTGACCTACAGCGTAAAGGATTCATGCTGTCTGAGAACTCACGTGTCTATGACATGTGTAATGACGTAGTACCAATCGTTGAATACCAAAAGAATAAAAAGGATGCTGTTAAAGAGTATCTAGAAACAAAATGTACTCCTAAACCAAAGAAATTTATTTGGAGTGAACTGGAGTACGAATGTCCAATTAAATCCACTAAAAAATGAGTACATTAAGTGATCAATTTGCTAAAGAAGCAGCAAAACCAAAGAAGAAAAAAGCTTCTAAAAAACGTGACGAAAATGGTCGTTACATCAAACAAGAAACCACTACTACATCTGAATAATGATTATTATCAAGCCCATCCTTATGACATTTCTCTCTACTACTGCAGTGAAGAATTTGATCATTCAGTTACTAGAAGCTTATGCTAATTCAACTGATAACACTATTGATGATAAAGCAGTAGAAATAGTTAAACGTAATCTATTCCCAGGAATGAAAGATTAATGAAAAAAGCCACTGAAGACCAGTTTAACGAGCTACATAATCTTGTCACAAATGAGTTTCTAACACGAGTCAGAAGTGGCGAAGCTACTACCCAAGATTTAAAAGCAGCCTGTGACTGGCTTAAAACTAATGATATAAGTGGCGTAGCTTATGATGGTAATCCTCTTCATAAGCTTGCCTCTATTATGCCAAAAGTAGATCCTGAATTAGTACAGAGCAGACTCTATGGTAAGTACAGCTGAATACTACAGACAAAACGAACCTGCTAGGAAACGTAGAATAACACAACAAAAGAAATACCAAAAAACTGCTAAAGGCAGAGGTATTAAGCTAAGAGCCAATAAACTAAGAGCCAAACTAGGCTTAAATGTAGGAGATCCAAGAGATGCTGCCCATTACGCTGGCAGTAAAACTAAAGGCCGTCCACAAGCTAAATCTACAAACCGTGCAAGCAGAAGTCTCAAAATTCGTAATACATGACCCCATTACTACCAAGTCCTGAACACTACCTTTACAACTTAATAACCATGACAACTCCCCAAGCTAAGAAGCTGTGGCGTAAAGCCATTAAGGAAAAATTTAATTGTCAATGTGTTTACTGTGGAAACAGTTATGAAATCCATCAACTTACCCTTGATCATGTTAAACCAAAAACAAACGGCGGTGAAAACCTAACAAGTAATCTTGTACCAGCCTGTAGATCATGTAATCAGGACAAAGGTAGCAACCATTGGCGTAGATGGATGCGTCAAACATTTGGATATAATCCAATCAGAGAACAACAGATTCTTCAACATATAAATTAAAATGGCAGAAAGAAAAAGAAGACCACCTTCAAGTAAAGTAAAACCAGGAACTCCCCATCCTACAAAAGCCTATACTGTCAAAGGGTATGATGGCAGATGGATCTCAACAAAGGCTTTCAATGCAGCTAAAAGAGCAAAAGCTAAAGCTGCTAAAGGAGGAGCATTGGCCAAACGTACAACCAGTGCAGTCACTAAAGCTTCTAACAAAGCAGGTGAATTATTAAAAATTAAAAAAGGGGATAAAGGCATCGTTAGAGCAGTTAAAGATGTCTATAAGTTAGGTAAAGATACTAGGAAATCAGCTAATGCTCTTTATAAAGCTGGTAAAATAACACGTGAAGTTTACGACAAACTTGTCAAAGGTGGTAAAGACTTTGTAGGTGGTGTCAGAGAAGCTGGTAAAGCTACCAGAAGAGCTTATGAAAAAACTAAGCCAGGTGGTAAGATTGTTAGAGTATCTAAAGATTTACCTAAGTTTAAATATGAAGCACTACCTAAACAGAAAGGTGGAGCAATTGTTAAAACCAAAGGTAGTGCAGTAACTAAAGCTAAAAGTACTAAAGGTGGTAAACTAACTACTACACGTAAACCTACTTATCTCAAAGATACTTTAGATAAGACAGCTAAGAAAACTGCTTCTAAAACTGCACGTAGAAATGCAGCAGAAATGAAACTAACAAAATCATCTACTGGTAGTGAAAACGTTTCAAAAACATGGAACCCTAAAACTAAGAAATGGGTAACTAAATACGGAAACAAGACTACAGGTCAGCCTGTTAACCAGCTTAACAGAGTAAAAAGGTTTGTTAGTAAGAATGCTCCTAAAGCTGTTAAAGGAGTAAAAACAGGTGGTAAATGGCTTTCAAAACAAGCAGCTAGAACAGGAGTTGCTGGTAAAGTAGCTGGTAGAGCTTTAATACTTAAAGATTTAGTAGATGAAAGTTCTGATATAGTAAGAGGTGTAGGTAATATTTATAGACGATCTCAAAACAAACCTCTCCTAAAACGTTTAAATATTGGTGGCTATAAAGCTGGTAAGGGTATTACAGATAAACTCGTTGATAAACATAATGCACGTTTAAAAGCAAAGAAATCTAACAAAGTCAAAAAGACTGAAGATAATACTTCTCAAGCAAAAGGTTGGAATGCTAGGAATCTTGCTAAGAAGAAAGCTCAATCAGAAAAGAAACTTGCTAATATACCAGTTCAAGAAGGTAATGCCACAGTACCTGGAAGAAATGGTAAAGCTTATAGAGTAAATCCTGACTTTGGTAAAAAGCCTGGTAGTACACAGCCTCAAGTACAAAACAAAAACACTAAGAAAGAAGTTACAGTAGGTAATGTAATTGGTGCAACTGCACAGCCTCCTAAGAAAAGAACTACAGCACGTGATCGCATGAGAGCTAAGAATGTAAAAATTCATGGGGAGAAAGCTGTTAAGAAAGTTTCTGATTATCATAAGGCTTGGACGAAAGCACGTAAGGCAGGTACTTTAAAACAATTTAAAAAGAAATATCCTAATGTTCGTAGTTGGGGTAATTAACCTACAACCTACCTGAAAAGTATAAGATAAACAAACCTACATGAGTGACGTTTTAACGGCTCTACAGGACGATTTCAAGCTGTTTCTGCAAGCATTATGGGAGCAGCTTGATCTACCCTCACCAACTAGAGCACAGTATGCAATAGCAGACTACTTACAACACGGTCCTAAACGTCTCCAGATTCAAGCCTTCCGAGGAGTCGGAAAATCTTGGATTACTGGAGCTTTTGTTCTTTGGACTCTGTTTAAAGATTCAGAAAAGAAGATCATGATTATCTCTGCGTCTAAAGAACGTGCAGACAACATGTCTATCTTCTTACAAAAACTTATCATTGAAACACCATGGTTAAAACACCTACAACCAAAAAGCGACGAGGCAAGGTGGAGTCGTATCTCCTTCGACGTACAATGCTCGCCTCATCAGGCTCCAAGCGTAAAAAGCGTTGGTATCACTGGGCAACTAACTGGTTCTCGTGCGGATCTCATGGTA